AAATTCCAGAAAGACGTCAGCATTGCAGGATGCGATGCCGAAAAGTGCGAACTGGTCACGCCGATTTTGAAATACGAGGACATTGAAACCTTACAGGAACTGGTCAGAAAGCTTCGCAAAGCCGGAGCAATCAGCCATGCAGGCATCGGAGCCGGAGTACACATTCACATTGGAGCAAACGGACACACACCGCAAACCCTGCGAAACCTCGCCAACCTTATGGCGAGCCATGAACGGCTGATTGCAGACGCCCTGAAAATCGACCAAGGCAGAATGAACCGATATTGCAGAACGGTCAATCCCCAATTCATCGAACAGCTGAACCGGAAAAAGCCCACCAACATGGCACAGTTCGCAGACATCTGGTATACGGCGAACGGTGCAAATTACGGCAGAAATCAGCACTACAACGACAGCCGATACCATATGCTGAACTATCATGCAACTTTTACAAAAGGCACAATCGAATTCCGGTTATTTCAATTCGACAAGCCTGCCAACGGCAGGAAAAACGGACTCCATGCCGGACAGCTGAAAAGCTACATACAACTTTGCCTTGCCCTTTCCGAAATGGCAAAGGGACTGCGAACCGCCAGCCCAAAACCACAGCAAACGGAAAACCCGAAATTCGCCATGCGGACATGGCTGATTCGGCTGGGGCTGGTCGGCGAGGAGTTCGCCACCGCCAGAACGTTCCTTACCAGAAACTTGGACGGCGATGCCGCCTTCCGGTTCGGCAGATAAAGGGACAGCCTTTTGCTACCAGCTACACCAGACCGCTTCGGCGGTCTTATGGTGGTGAAAGGGTATCCCTTTCAGAAAGGATTTGATCACATGAAAAAGTTTTACCTTGCCTACGGCAGCAATCTGAACGTGAAACAGATGCAGTTCCGCTGCCCGGATGCCAGAATTGTGGGGACTGCGGAGATCCCAAATTACCAGCTGCTGTTCAAGGGCAGCAAGACCGGCTCCTATCTGACCATCGAGCCCAAACAGGGCTGTACCGTTCCGGCGGCAGTCTGGTCGGTGTCGGAACGAGATGAACTCGCTCTTGACCGCTATGAGGGGTATCCCCATTTCTACTACAAAACGGAACTGGAACTTCCCCTTGCGGAAACCGGGAAAAAGCTGACTGCCTTTGTGTATATCATGCACGAGGAACGGAAACTGGGCATTCCCACTTCTGCCTACATCCGCACCTGTGTGGGCGGCTACCGCCAGTTCGGTTTTGACCTGAAACACCTGCGGAAAGCCATGGACATCAGCGAACGGGAGGTGTACCATCATGAAAACGGATAAGCCAGTTTCGGCGGTCTGCCCACTCTGCGGAAAGCCCTACTCCGGTGTGCCTGCACTTTCCAGAACGGACAACCAAACGCCCGTTTGCCCGGACTGCGGCATTCGGCAGGCACTGGAAAGCATCGGCGTTTCCACGGAGGAACGGGAGAAAATCCTGTCTGTAATGCACCGAAAGTTCCCCATGTAACCGTCCTGTTTGCCCTGTGTGGGCTTTCAGAACACTTGCCGAAAAACTGTCAAAATCAGCCCCACACAGGCGAACTGTGTGGGGCTTGGTTGATGGCTGCGATTTTCCGAGATGCCTTTTTCATTGTACTGTATTTTACCATAGAAAAGCAAGTTTATCCAGTGTCAGATCCACCAAATATACAGCGGAAATATCGCCTTATGTTCTGTACATTTAGCCGCTTGCTATACGCCAAAAGGTATGGTAATATACAGTTACCGAAAGGGAAAACAACCAAAAAAACGGAGGAAAAACACAATGGTAGCATACGGAATCGCAAAGGCAAGAGCAATGGCAAACAGAACGGACTGGAACGAAAGAACCGAAATCACAAAGGCGGTCATCACCTGGTTCGATGCGGACTACGAATACGAACTGGAGATTGAAAACGAGGACAGGATGGACAACGAGGCGTTCACTGCATGGGTTGAGGAAAACGCAGAAAGCCTTGCAAAGGCAGATGCCGAGGCAAACGGAACGACCTTTGAGGAAATCGACAGCATTGACTTTACGGAAAAGGAAATCGACGACGATGCCCTTTTCGATGAGGAGTACGAAAACGCCTGCGAATTTGAATGGGAGTGCCAGACCGGACGGTAACCCAAAACCCACAATCCAAGACCAAAGCCCCGAAAGGGGCTGCGGCTCGTACAGCCGCTGTGTTGCCCCTGTCCGGCGTAGTTTTGTTTTCTCCGAGTGGTTTTCCCTTTCCCACAAATGCCCCACACAGGGCAACGTGGGGCTTGCTTTTTGGTTGGTATCATACACAATTTTCTGTTTTCCTCTTTGTGCAGAATATGCCGGAAATTTCGTTGACTTCTCTCGGCGGTTATGGTAATATACATCATGCCAAGAGGAAAAAACAACGAAAACTGGAGGAAAAAACAATGTGGACAGAAGGAACAATTCAGGTAGGAAAAAGCACTTTTCATTACTGGGTGAAACACTATGAGGAGCCTTCCATTTTTGGATATGAGGAAGGTAGAGTCTCGAAAATCTCCCTGCGGTGGAATGGCAAAACGGTGTTCAATTTCGACCGGGGCATGGATATTCCGCCGGAGGATGAGGAAACCGAAACTGCACTGGCGATCCTGCTGAAACAGTACAACTGATTCTTCCAAAACCAAATCCCACAAGCCGGAGCCGAAAGGCTCTGGCGGTCGTACACCTGATTTGGGTTCGTGTATGATACACAAGAAAGTGCCGAAATTCCATTGCTTTTTCTGTATGTTTAGCGGCTTGCAATCCTTGAATTTGTATGGTAATATGGTTACAATGGGAATGGAATCTCGATTAAAAAAAAGCCCACCGGGGCATAAAAATAAATGATACAGACTTGCTTTTTGGCAGGTCTTTTTTGTTGAGGGAGGTGATGCAATGGCAAGATTTAAACCAACACGCTTTATGACGAAAGATTCAAAATATGATAAAAAGGCGGCAGACTATGCTGTTTCTTTTATTGAATGCCTCAGTCATACCAAAGGCACATGGGCAGGAAAGAAATTTGAACTTCTGGACTGGCAGGAGCAGATTATACGAGACCTGTTCGGAATCTTAAAACCGAATGGCTATCGTCAGTTTAACACGGCTTACATCGAGATTCCCAAGAAGAATGGCAAATCAGAGCTTGCCGCTGCGGTTGCCCTGCTGCTTACCTGCGGTGACGGCGAAGAACGTGCCGAAGTCTATGGCTGTGCCGCTGACCGCCAACAGGCTGCCATTGTATTTGATGTGGCTGCCGATATGGTACGAATGTGTCCTGCCCTTTCCAAGCGGGTGAAAATTCTAACCTCACAAAAGCGTATCGTGTACATTCCGACCAACAGCTTCTATCAGGTGCTTTCGGCAGAAGCCTATTCCAAACATGGCTTCAACATCCATGGGGTCGTGTTCGATGAACTTCACACGCAACCCAATCGGAAATTGTTCGATGTTATGACCAAAGGTTCCGGCGATGCGAGAATGCAGCCTTTGTATTTTCTCATCACCACGGCCGGAACGGACACAAATTCAATCTGCTATGAAGTTCACCAAAAGGCAAAGGACATTCTGGAAGGCAGAAAACATGACCCTACTTTCTATCCAGTGATTTATGGTGCAGATGAATCCGAGGACTGGACTGACCCGAAGGTGTGGAAAAAGGCAAATCCAAGCCTGGAT